TAAAAACCCAGCACTAAGGCTGGGTTGATAATGGTGGAGCTGATAGGGATCGAACCTACGACCTACTGGTTGCAAACCAGTCGCTCTCCCAACTGAGCTACAGCCCCATGTCTCTTTATATTTATAGTTATTAAATTGTTTCTCTTTTGTATTTCCGTTTTAAGGCATTTTGCAGCCCGGCAGTCCAATCGCCTTTTCTTTATATCTGGTGCCGGTAGAATGATTCGAACACTCGACCTACTGATTACAAATCAGTTGCTCTACCAACTGAGCTATACCGGCATTATTTTTCTTACTTTTTATTTATCTAAGTTGAACACGAACTTCTGCAACAAGTCCAACTTTACTATTTCTAGCAGGACATTTATCAGTAGTATACATATGTGTAACACCTTCTATTGCTGGTATGTCTACCCATACGTCACATGCAGTTTGAGTTTCATATGTTTTTTCATATGTTACCTCACATTGTTCTACTTGTTTGTATCCAACAATTTTTTGTTGTCCACCTTTTTTATTGGCAAAGTCTGCTCCTAGTATAGCACCTAGTATAGTTGCGGCATCTTTACCTTTACCACCACCTACTTGGTTACCTAGTATGCCACCAATAATTGCACCACCTAATACTTCACCGGTTTGTGCTTTACCATTACTTCCATAAATTGGAACATTTACAATGTTACATGTTCTAATTGGTGTGTTAACTACTTTAGACTGAATATTATATTCATTTGTTTTAGTTACGTAACCAGTTACATTTACTACGTCAATTGTTCTTGATTCAGCAAATACTGATTGTGCAAATAAGATTGTTGTTAGTATAATACCATATTTAAGTTTATTCATAGTTGATCTCCTAATCATTGTAGTTCTGGAAACATTTGTTTCACATAGTTTTTAACAATAACTTTTGTATCGTTGTCGATTCCATTAACTCGTTCTCTTGGATTTTCTGTTCCAAACGTTTTAATTTCTTCTTTAGCAAGATGCAAGAGTTGTCGTTTGTTCATTTGTTGTAGACTTCTTAAATCTATAGATTCACCAACTAAGGCGCTTAAGATATAATCACCTACATCATCATTACTAAGCGGAACTTCAATTTTAGCATTGATTCGCTTAATTCCATCATTATATATTTGTGCTCTCATATTCGTATCGTTTCTTTATTTAATACAATTATATATAATATAACAGTAAGATAACCTTTTGTCAACCGAAATGTCTTGTTTTTTTAGATTTTTTTACGACCAGGTCTGATCTACGGCGGATCTTACCCAAATTGCAGTAGATCCATCGTAATCTGCATTTGCTATGTATATGTGTGTTGAATCTGAAGCTATATCACCTTTTTTATCACCCGAACTACCAATATTAGTAGCTGGAACACTACTTCTTATCATTGGATTAGGATTCGTTAAGTTTGTTGTTGTAGCAGGTGAATTATTGCTTATTGTTCCACTTTCTGCTAATCCTGTTATACCAGGTGCAGTTGGAACAGTAACAGGTGATCCTTCGCTTTTCGGCGCACTATAATCTGGTGCTGTTGTATATCCAGTAACTACGCCACAGTAATCATAAACTGGTGTTCTTTCTACTACATTAACTGTAGGTAAGTCATTTTGTTTTAATTTAGCTAACATTTGAGCATCTAATAAGTAATCAAATATGTTATTATCTTGATCATCAACTACATAACCGCTTAGGCTATCGTATGCAGATTTTAGTGAACCTGCTAATCCTTGTGCTTTTGCTAAAGTAAGTGTGCTAGTGTCTATTGCTGTTCCAACACCTGTATGTGTTTCTTGTGTTGATGCATCTGCAAACGCACTACCGCCATTTGAATTTGTTCCACTAAAGTTATTTTCAAGTGTAACTAAGTTTTTCATATCTGACGAAAATGCATTTAGTTCACTGACTAGTCCATCTATTACTGATTGTGGAGCATTTGCAATACTACCAAATTCATCAATTAAATCACCTAGCGATTTAAGAATTCCGCCTTGGAATATGCCTGCATTAAATCCGCTACCGCCTGTGCATCCTCCTATGTCACTGTCTAACATAGTTCCTAATTTGTCAAGTATACTTTTACCTGCACCTAAATAAGAACCAAATATTTCTTTCAAAACGTTTGGAATAGGTTTTGGATTAACTGGCGTGCCACAGAAGTTAATCATGTTAGCAATTGCGGCAAATTCTGCAATTGCGGCGTTTAGTCTGCCTAACACGTTATCAATATTTGTATGTGCAATAAATTCGTCTAAGGCTGCTTCTGCTTCTGCAAGTGCTTTATATAGCTCTGGTGGGATTCCTGATACACCTAGTAATCTACCTAAGTTAATTTTTAGACACAATTGTAAATTAGGAAGTTTAATTCCATTACCTGCAAGTAAACTACAGATAATTTCTCTTAGACTCATACTGGTTGTAGTTGTTTCTACTTCACCTGTGCCTAAGTCTACAGTAGTGCCTGTAACCAAATCAACATTAGTGTTTTTTAAATAATTGGCTGCTGTTTCAAAATCTGACATACTATCCGCCTACGAATGTATCACTGCTGGCACTACTGGCTTTAGGGTTACAATGACTACCACCAGGTAATGGACAGTAGCTATCTGGTGCGGCACTATTACCTAAAATTACCACAAGTTTGTTATTAACAAAAACATTTGGATTAGCTGCTTTTAGTTCACCACCGCCGTGTGTATTAGGATCGTTGTTCACACTACACAATTTATTATTGACATAGACTGTGCCTTGTCCACGAACTGAAGTTGTGGCACCACATGGGCGATTATCTGTATTTCGGTGAACTCCTGCCATATTATGCTTTTGCTAAATGTATACCTGTTGTTTGTTGGATATATGTATCACCTGCGTCCTTCGCCGACTTAACTACACATATAATACTATTTATATTCAAACGCACTTTAGCATCTGGGCTAACTGTGAACATAAATGGTGATAGGCCTACGCCTTTTTCTGCTGCTACTAAAATAAGTGGCTTGTTCAGTGAAATGTGTGTTGCTGTTTCTTCTTCAAGTTTCGCAATCATTTCTTCGCCACTGCTTAGTTTGATACTTACTACGTCCCCTACTTTATAAGGTGCTTCAATAATCATAATGTAAATCCTGTTCCGTTAAAATTAGTTGTTTCAATGTATGTTGTCAATTGATCATACCCGCCAATGTTTGTTCCATTAATAAACACTTGTGGGAAGGTTCGAGCCCTTGGAGCAACTTCCATTAAATCTTCTCTTGTAAAATCTTTATCAAGCATCTTTGCTTCAAACTCGATATTCATTCTTTCAAGTAATGCCTTGGCCTTATCGCAATAAGGACAATGTGGCTTACTGTATATTACTACATTTGTCATAAACTAAATCCTTTAAATGTATCCTCGGATACGTCTTGTTTAACACCACCAACAACATAAGAACTTATTTCAGTTTCTTGCGGAGCAACTTGCACTTCTGCGCCTGAAATCCATTTTTGTGTCCATGGTAGTGGGTTTGCTTGTGATACACTGTATGGAGATTTTAGGCTTACACCTGTCATACGCTTTGATGCAATCCATTCAATATAATCACTTAATAGCTGTGTATTTAATCCAATCATTGATCCATCTTTGAACAAATATTCAGCCCATGCTTTTTCTTGGTCAACTGCATCAACAAACATTTGAATACACTCTTCTTCTGTTTCTTTAGCAATCTTAATATAGTCTGGGTCATCTTTTGGTAAAATCTTAAGAAGTGATTGTGTAGATGCTAAGTGCAAGTTTTCATCACGTGCAATTAGTTTAATAATCTTAGCATTACCTTCCATCTTTTTAAGTTCTGCGAATGCCCATGAACATGCAAATGATACATAGAAACGAACACCTTCTAAAATGTTAACACTCATTAGTGTTTTGTATAGTAACTTTTTAATTTCATACTTGTCAATTGTAATTTTTTTACCGTTAACTGTATGCTTGCCTTCACCTAATAAGTTATAATAAGAAGTAAGTTCAATAAGTTCATCGTAGCATTTTGAGATATCTCCTGCACAATCCATAATCTCATCAATGTCTATCATTCCATCAAATACAACACTTGGGTTAGAATAAACATTACGAATAATATGTGTATAACTACGTGAGTGAATTGTTTCACTAAATGTCCAAGTTTGGATCCATGCTTCTAGTTCTGGTAAACATACCAATGGACCAAATGCCTCAACTGGTGCTCTACCTTGAACACTATCTAACAATATTTGTCTTTTAAGATTACTTGTAAAGATATGACGCTCGTGTTCTGTAAGAAGTTTAAAGTCATTTGCATCTCGTAGAACATCTACTTCTTCTGGACGCCAAAAGAAACCCAACTGTTTATCAGTTAGTTTATCAAACTGCTTATACTTCATAGTGTCATATCGCTGGATTGCAACTGCACCTGCTGGGTCCATAAAAGCTAATGCTTTAGTGTGATCTGTTTTGTTCGCTGAATTAAATACTGACATTTATATTACCTTTTATATTGTGCAACTATCACAGTCCTCGTCATCGAGGTCTGATGTTCCTTCGTATTCGGGCAAAGCATTTGTCTCATTAAGTTCATCTATATTGAGCTCGCCTTGTCCATCAAATGTATTAAAATAATACAATTGTTTTCCACCGTATTTGTAAAACATCATTAGATGTTGTAACATAACACTCATTGGTATTTTGTCATCTTCGTAAAACTGTGGGTTGTAGCTTGTGTTAACACTGATACCTTGATCGATATACTTTTGTAATACTGCCATAATTTTTAAATAACCTTCTGGAGACTTTTGATCCCATAGTAGGTCATATTTGTTCTTTAACCTAGCAAAACCAGGAACCACTTGCTTTAACACGCCATGCTTTGATTGTTTAATACTAACAAGACTACGTGGTGGTTCAATACCGTTTGTGCTGTTGCTAATTTGTGCTGATGTTTCTGCAGGCATAAGTGCCATTAGAGTTGAATTACGAATACCTGTTGCTTTAAGTTGTTTACGTAATTCTTTCCAGTCTTGTCTTTCTGTGTGAGGCACTAGCTCATCTACATCTTTCTTATAAGTTTGATTAGGTGTAATACCTTGACTATACTTAGTTTCATTGTTTTTAGGAATTGCACCTTTTTCTTCGGCTAAATCTGCACTTGCTTTAATTAAGTAATAACTCCATGCTTCTGCCCATTCGTCTACTAATGCTAATCCGTCTTCGTTAATGTCTTGATAGTTTAAATCATTCTTAGCTAACCAGTATGCAAAGTTAATAATACCAACACCCAATGGGCGTCTATTTTTTGTGCTACGTTCTGCCGCATCAACTGGATAGTCTTGATATGTTAATAATTCATCTAATGCTCTTACTGACAATCTACAAACACGTTCAAAATCTTTTGGTGTTCTAATATTACCCCAATTGATTGCCGCTAGTGTGCATAAACTAATTTCACCTTCGTCGTCAAACACATGTTTCAATGGTTTAGTAGGTAGGTTAATTTCACAGCATAAATTACTTTGTTTAATTGGTGCCGCTTGTTCATCAAATGCGCCATGCGTATTTGCATGATCTACATTCATTAGATATACACGACCTGTATTCTTACGTTCTTCAATAAACTGGCTAAACAATTCAATTGCTGTAACTGTTTTTTTACGCAATCGTGTATTACGTTCAGCAGTTTCGTATAATTCTTTAAATTTGTCTTGGTCACCAAAAAACGCTTCATAAAGTCCTGGAACATCACTTGGTGAGAAAAGAGTAATATTTCCACCTGTTAGCAAACGTTCATACATAAGTTTATTAAATTGCACTCCATAATCCATGTGTCTTACACGGTTGTCTTCTGTGCCTTTATTGTTTTTTAGCACTAGTAAATCTTCAACTTCTAAATGCCATATTGGATAATATAATGTTGCTGCTCCGCCACGCACTCCACCTTGGCTACATGACTTAACCGCACTTTGAAACATTTTGTAAAAAGGAATAACACCTGTGTGACTTGCATCACCATTGCGAATAGGTGAATTAATAGCACGGATACTACCTGCACCAATACCAATACCTGCTTTCTGGCTAACGTATTTTACTATAGAACTAGAAGTAGCATTAATACTATCAAGACTGTCGTCGGTCTCAATAAGAACGCAACTACTGAATTGACGTTGTGGTGTGCGGAGCCCGGCCATAATAGGAGTAGGTAAACTAATATCGAAATTACTAATAGCGTCATAGAAATCCTTTACATATTTTAATCTTGTTTTCTTTGGATAATTGGCAAACAATGTTGCTGAAATCATCATGTATGCAATTTGTGGTGTCTCGTATATTTCACCAGTTACTCTATTCTGAACTAGATATTTTCCACGGAATTGTTCCATTCCAGCAAATGCAATATTTTCATCTCTGTCATGTTTGATATAATGGTCAAGTTGAAAAATTTCTTCGGGGTTATAAACGGAGAAAAAATTCTCATCGTAATAACCTAGCTCTACATTACGTGTAGCAATTTCATTAAGACTACATGGCTCAAACTTGCCATACACTTCTTTACGTAAGTGATAATTGATTAAACGTCCTGCTACCCATTGGTAGTTAGGAGTTTCTTCGCTGATAAGATCTGCGGCTGCTTTGATTAGTGTTTCTTGAACTTTTGCTGTTTCTATTCCATTATAGAATGAAATATGACTTTTGATTTCTACTTCACTTGGACTAACTCCTGTAATCCCTTCACAGGCATAAAAAACTACCTTGTGCATTTTTTCTAGATCTAACTGTTCGCTTGTTTGATCTCTTTTAATAACCGTAATATTATTTGTCATTTTTCATCCGTTTCTGTTGTTAGCTAATAAGTTATTTACAATAACAATCAAAGCATAAAGTGTTACGTTAACTCGCTAACATTAATTTTTTCTAGAATAGTTGTGTCATTATCTAGCTCACTCATATCATTTACTATACCATAATTATAGTTTAAAATGTGCTTTTTGTCTACCAAAACTATTAAGTTTATATAACTTTTCTTTGTATTCTGCACAAGTAAAATCTCGCATTGTGCATAACTTTCTAACTGTAAAGTATATGCCATACCCAATGCTACATTGTTTTCATCATAGACACCTTCCCAAATAAAGTCCCAAGGTTGAGCCCATGTTTTAGCATCGTAGATGTCTGTGTGCATACTAGACATTGGTGCCATTTTCCAAAAGTCTACAACTGCCTGTAGTCTTTCGAAGTATTCCATACTCGATAAAGTCTTTCGAAACTGCCTCCACATGACAAGACGTTGCTTCGGCGAACACTGCCAAAATTCATTCATAATATTATCTTAATTTGTAATGAATTTTGATACAGATTGTGTATAGTTAAATTGTAATCCAGTGGTTAATGATGTTTTAAAGTTCAGGATAAATTTTCCTGCACCATCGTTTGTTATAGAAAATTCTACATCACTTAGTTCACTATCACCTATAAATTTATCTTCTATAGACGAAGTGGTGTTTCCATTGACTAAAATGTTTAATGTGCCTTTACGCATATATGTTGCATCAAACAATGTATAATCCATAGTAATATCATTCATAACATTACTGAAGAAATTAATACCTGTTGTTTCAACTACATTGCCACTGTTAGTGAATGTTGTAGAATTTCTCTTTACTCTGTCATCTGCTTGTGTATTTGTTACTTCTTTATTATAATACAATACAAATGTATCTGCTCCATCTGGTGTTCCACCTAATCCATGATCGAATGTATAAATTGGATGATTACCGCCTTTACCATCTGCATCGCTTACTGTAATAGCAGCACCTGATGAAATTTCTGTAGTAGAAGAATCTGAGGCTTTGGTTACAACAATTTTATAATCAGCAATATCATTTAAAAATAATGGAGTAATATTTCCACCTACTGTAATCGAAAATGATACAGATGCTGTGGAAGTTGTTGAACTCTCTAAATTACCTACAAGCGGTTTTTGGCCTAAGAAAAGTCTTTGTTCATCTTCAGCAAGCATAAATTCACCTGCTGACAAAATTGGAACCATTCCTAAGTTGTCTTTTCTAATAATAATTTGCGATACTTTTGTTGTTATTGCCATTAGCCTATCCTCGTTTTCTATATACTGTATTTATGATGACATGCCATAAAACTTCTCTAATCTTTTAGCCCACTGTGTAGTCCAATAGGGAAATTCAGTTTCATCTGCTTCAAACAGTTGCCATTGACAATCACCACTACACATAAAGATAGCAATGTTTTGAATCTTTGTTTCAAACATTTCATTGTGTGCTAATGCATATGCGGCTCCTTGTAAAAAGTAGTCGTCGATCCATTCACGCTTTTTGGGTTTGTTAGTTTGCTTAAAATCCATAATAGTTGGCTTACCTTTATACATACCAACTAAATCTGTTGTTCCTGCATATAAGTTTGCTGCACATAGCATAACTTCTGTGCCCCATATTGCATCAATATCTTTGTCGATATTATCTACAACAACCTGTGCCATTGCCTTAGCTTGTTGATGAACAATATTGTTACCTGGATTATAAGTTTCATATTCGCCTAATGCCCAGTGTTCCAGGATATTATGCATTACTGTGCCTCTATTGGCAGCAGTTGTTGTTATACGTTGTGCTTCTTCTTTACCTACACGTTTGCGCCAGTTAGCTAATGCTTGACGTTTTTCTGCGGGTTGCGTTGCACCTAAAATTGTTGTGACACTTGGAACTGGATCGCCGTATGGATTCTCATACATGCGTTTGCCGTCAGCTTGTGTTTGACGGGTAAGTTCTTTATAGTCGTAGAGTTTAATTAATTCAGCCATGCTTATATGTTACACGAAAAATACTTTCTTGTCAAGTTGTTTACTTAATTTTTTGGAAGTTTATAGAAAAATGACTACAACATTGTTGTAGCCATTTATAGTTGTTAAATTGTATAATGAGCTGGGTCGCCTCTATCTTTTGGATATGGTGGTTCGTAAACATGATCAACAACGTGTGGATGTTTTCTCATTTCCCATAGTGCTTCGTTGCCCCATTCGTGTGTTGGATATCCAACACCTACCATTAGTGATGCACGATCAAAGTCATCTCTACCTGACCATTCTTTAATCATTGCTGTAACTGGAGGTGGATCAAAACATACACAATTTCCTGTGTGTAATCCTAACCTATTGGCTTCAAATGTTAGCATTCCCATTGCAGAGCCTATTGCAAATTGAGTGTTTTGCTTTTCTTCTTGGTCTATATCAATTTGAGTTGGATCCCAATGATCTTCTTCTGGGTAAGCTGGTGTTGGTTCATCTAATCCAGCAAATACAAATAGTGCTGGTGCTAACACTTGAGCATTACCTACAAATGTTGCTTGTGTTCCATCTTTATTTGTTTTTGGCCAAGCCTTTAAAGCCGCTTCTTCGTCTGGACGTGCTGTGTGTCTCCAAATTGCATCTACTTTGTCTGGGTCTGTAATTGTATAGATATCAAAATACCTGCGACCTTGCTTAAATGGGCCACCCATTGCCACTTGTGCTAAATGGTTAATTAGTTCTGCTTCTACCGGTTTAGCTGCAAAATTTCTTGCACATATTTTTGCTCTGTTTACTGCATCGATTGATGCTTGTAGGTCTATCATGTTATTCCCCTTATATTTAAGCGACTCGTGTCGTATTAATATCTACGGTGATATTATTTTTTATATATCTTCTCTAGAAAATTCACTTCTAGAAGAACCACTTTTTTCGTGTTCGCCAATAGCAGCCATTGCCGCTAAGTATTCATCACATGCAGCTGAGTCAACAAAGATAGTTGTTAAGATATATGATCCATCGTTTATATCTGGATCTGATTCTGTTACTTCTGTCATTTTGCCTTCAGCTACAAACGTATCGTTTATTGCCATTGCTTCATTGGTGAGTACCATCATTGGGTCTTCAACACCGTCTGCGTTTCTTTCTAATAGTTCTGGTGAGACTTTAATTGTCATCTTGTGTGCCATGTTTATGCTCCTTTAATTACCAATATATATGCCACTTGAATGTTTTTCCTGTAGCTGAGTTAGTTAATCTTTCTAATTTATAACCCAAGTTATTAAAATATTTAATAACTGAATTCATTTGATTTTCCAAAGCCCTATTAGTTATAGTGCCTTGCCATGATGTAAAATAGGTTGTGCTACTAGGTGTAGGAGGGACATATATGCCATCTGTAATACCTAATGCTGTGTTTGCCGTGCCTGTTCCTATTTCATATGACCATGTAGTTGTAGCAGGTAAAATTATATTTAAAACTAAGTAACCTGCGTCTTTGCTTGCTGTTACACCTGTAACATTAGCGTCATTTATATCTGCTATAACAGAATTTAAATTCGTTCCAGTAGTTCCCAATGTAATAGTAGTATCGTTAATAATAAGAGTGTCGCCGACTGAAATTGTAGGATTATTTACTGTGCCAATTTTTAGTGTGGCTGGTGTGGATTCTGTCATTGTAGTTCCATCTGATACATATGTATCATAATCACCTGCAACACTGTTTGTAACTACGGCTTTCATGATTGCTGTGCATTCATCGAATACAATCATATCTTGTGAGCTCTTTGCTCTAGCCTGTGCTGCGTTTAATCCTATGTTCATTTGCTCATCTCTTTGTCTACTTTTTTCTTAGCCAGTTTTGCAACTGTCTTGTCTTGTTTTTCTGGATCAGGTGCATCAACATCGCCGTCGACGTTAAAGAAAACTACGTTGTCCTTGATAGTGTTTACAATGGGGATACTATCAAGTAGCTCACGTAGTTCTTGTTCATCAACATGCATATTTTGTGCATCCAATGTTTTTTCTAGTGTGTCTAACGAAATAGATGTGGCTTCCTCCGCTGTCATTACTGACAGCATATCTATTAGAGTATGCCTTATTAAATCGTTATACCTCATTTTACTTATTCTTTAACTGTGCAAATGCTTGTTTAAGAATAGCTGGTGAAACTTTGCCTTCTGCTTGTGCTTCTTTAATTGTGCGAACTGCTGCCAAGTATGCATCTTCTTTCATTTCACGCCCGTCCATGTCTGAATCGGCGTCCATTGCATCTGCTCCACCAAAATCGTCATCCATTGCTGGTTCGTCCATTGGTGCATCTAAACCTAGATCGCCTTCTGGTTCACCCACTGGCATATCCATGTCTGTTGTTTCTGGTGCCATACCTTGTGCTGTTAACACTGCATTACCAACTTGCTCATTTGCAGACTTAACTGCATCTAATGCCGAGCCAATTGCCGCTTCTGCACTTGAATTAAATGCATCTGCTTCTGCTGTTCCAACTTGTTCTTTCATAGCGTTATGAATACTCATTAAGTCTTCAACTTGCATACTTGCTAAGTTTTCAGCCATTTTTTGTAAGTCATCTGCCATTTGTTTTGCAGCTAGTAGGACTTCAGCTTGATCCAAATCAGCTGATTCTTCTAGCTTCTTTTTTTCTATTGCCATATCCATTCCTTCCGCAATTAGTAGTAGCTTTTGAAAATCTTTGTTACTAACGTCTTGACCGCTTTCTCGAAGATCTGTAATTTTTCTTTGTGTAGACTCTTGTATTGCTTCTAACTTAGAGCTAGGTGCATTAAAGTCTAACTTCAAACTAAACACTTCGTCAAGCACACGCTTGAGTGTTGTTAGTTTGTTTTCTTTTAATTGTTGTAATTCCATTTTAGAACCCCATTTTTCTGATTAATATACTTATATTGTATTTATGCTTAGAGCAGTGATTTGATCTGTTTTTTGCAATTTGACATCTTTTGTATTGCATTTCCTTGCTTGGCTACGTATACATCTGTCTTATAACTTTCAGTTAAAGTCATTGACTTTTGTTTATACATTGCAGCCTCTGTTAGATATCCTGCATAACGCTCGTCTAACTTTGCAATTTGATCTACTTTGTGTGCTGTCTTGCCAAACATTAAATGTTTAACAATTCCCATAGCACTTTCAAATAATGCTACGTCCTCGTATAACACATTACCTTCTGCATCTTTAACATTGTAGTATTTCTTTTTAACACCATCAATAACATACTTTTGAACTATTTCAACGTTATAATTACCATTGATAGCAATATTGTCATTTTCTTTAAGTGCAACCGCTGTTAACATAGAAGATTCTGTATCTTCTTTTGTAATTGCTTTCTTTGTAGCGTTGGTGGTTGCTTCATCTAATTTCTGTAATATTTCATACATAGCTTTTGCATCAGATGAAACATTCGAAGATACCACTGGTTTATTAACAACTTGTGGTGTCGCTGATGTTGGGTCTGTTGCGTTTGCTAATTTATTTAATATGTCCTGCATCCCTTGGACATCGTCAGATGATGGCATTATATACTCCTCGCTTGTTTGTAGTAGACTTTTTTGCCTTCTACTTGTTTGTTAACTAAATTCTTATTTACTAGACTTTGCATAAGATACATGTCACGTTCAGAAAGGTCGTCTTTGCATACTCTTTCTTCCATCATGCATTCATATACTTTATTTTCTAATTTGTTTACAAATGTCGGGATTCCACCTGGGCCTAATATTGATCTCATTATCTTCTGCCCATTGCTAATTGTTTTAATCGCTCAATTTCCATAGCATTTTGAGTTGATAATTGTGCGTTTGCATTTGACTGTGCTGCATTTTGTCCACGTTGAACATCATCTGGATCTGCGCCAACTGATCTTGCTGCGCCTTGTCCGGTTGGTTGTTTATTACCGCCTCCAACTGTGCGTTGAACGTTTTGGACATCTCGTTGTTGATCTTGTTGATTGTTTGTAAAGTCACGCTGATTATTGTTATCTTTTGTTGTCTGTGCTTTAATTGTTGATGCTGATGGTTGTTGTGTTCCAACTGTTCCATATGCTTCATCTACTTGTGGTCCGTCAATTTGCTCTAAGTAATCAAACAATGTATCTTCACGTGCTAATTCTTGTGGTGACAAATAATCACCTCTATCTCTTAATTCATCAAATACTGCAAGTTCATCTCTTAGTTCATCTGCGTCCATATCTTCAGGATGTTTACCTGTTGTTGTCCACGGTGATCCTGCTTCTGTTACAGGAGCATTAATATTTAACAACTCTAATACTGCATTTTTATCATTTACTTTTAAGCTATCTATTAGACCAAGTGTTTGAGTAAAATTTAATTCTCTAAGCGAAGTAGACAATAGATCCTGTTCTATTTTAATATCGTTATCTGTTAAAAATTTTTGTAATTTATTTATTAATGATTCTGATGACATATTACCTTCTCGCTTTATTTAATTGTCTAACAACTCTACTTTGAGGGTTAGTTCGTTTTGTTCTTTGTGCTTTTTTCATCATACGTGAACCTTTTGACATTCTCGTTTTTTTAAGCACGAATCTCTTTTTTAAATCTATAGGTTTGCTACATTGAGCTGGAGAGGCTACAACACGACCTTTTCTTGGTCCTACTGTGCATCTAAACTTAGTAGTAACACTTTTGCCTCTTCTGGCATATACTACCTTAGCTTCTGTAACAACGTTACTATATGATTCGTTCAATATCATTACTATTATCCCGGTGGTATAAACCCTTGCATACCTTGAAGATTCAACAATAGTAATACTATAGTTGATAGCAATCCTGCAATGACTGTTGCAGCTGCTCCAAGGACTAATTTGTTACCTGAGACTTTGTCTGCTGTTGCCTTATCGGCTAACTTCTGAACAGAGTCTACGAGGTCGTCAACCTTGTTTTCTAATCGTGTAAATTTTTCTTCCAAAACGCGGTACCTCTCTGCACATAAATCTACATGTGCTTCTAGGTTTTCACGCTCTAGTCTTGACTGTTGCATTGACATAATCCGTCCATCCTGTTTGCAGTCTCTTAAAGAGCTGATTTGCTTTTATATATACAATCGTGTATATACTACTATTTATATGTTTTCACTAAAACTGAAGTAAGTATTTAACTTATCTTCGTTATCAGTATTTATAATATCTCCGTCTATTGTAGCGGTTTCATCTAAATTATCGTGTATAGGAACAAAGTTAAAATCTTCTACTAATAATGCAGTTTCAATATTATCTTTCTTCCATGCACCTTCAGTTTCTGATACAAATTTCATTAACCAAAGGGTATGTGTGCCAGTATAATCATTTCCAAAATTATATTCTGCCATATTTTGTGATTCTAATTTTGTGACACTACTTATAATTGGCTGTGTTCTTAATCCAATTACTTGCATAAATGTGTTTAAGTTTTGACTTTGATAAAACTTTTTTGCATTTATTTTAGGACTAGATACATTTGAATCAGTTACATCTATCAATGTGTAAATTGAATAGAAAGATGTGTTACGACCAATGACTTCCGTAGGTCGCTGATTACTTTTTGTATACATGTCTTATAATTCTGTGGCTTTAGCAGCTGCGTAACCAACGGCAAATGCTGCGGCGCCTCTTGCGATACGTTTAGCAATTTTCTTAGTTGTTCCACTGCCTGCAATTAAGGCATTATTTTTTGCAAATCGTTTGAATAATGGATACATATCGCTACGTAACGCATTTGCTCTATAATGTCTGTCAAGTTGTGATGCTACTAGTGTGCGTTGTGCTGTAGTTAATCCACCCCAATTTTGTGTTAGGCGTCTTGCTGCTTTTAGTTTTGGATCTTGTATTGCTAGATCCTTTTCTAATCTAAAAAAGAATGACTGTGCTTCGCTTTGTGTTACTTGTCCTGATTGCATTCTTCTTAAAAATGCTTTAGTCTTATTAGGATTAAAGTTAACTTTATCCATTAACATTGTATCTTTTTCTGCTTTAAACATTCCTTTTGGTTTGCTTAATGTAAACAATGTTTGATATAGATCTGTTCCACCTGGGCTAGGTTGTGAGAAGCTTCCTCTGGAGATTGTTGATTTTGCATATTTACTAGCAATAGGTGCCGATTTATAATCTTGGCTCATTGCATATAAACTTAGTAAACTAACAAATGCATGATCTGTAATACTACGGGCACCTTCACGAGCAATTTGTGGTCTTGATTTATACATACGTGCTTCGCCTAGTGATTGCATAAATGAAAGTTCTTTTGAATCTTCACTCATAGTATGCCCACCTTCTAGTTCTGCCCATTGCTTTGCTGTATATTGTTTTTCGTTCATTTTTTATTCTCTTTTGCTATTGCATCACATGTATCACTTGCGTATGTTTTAAAGTATCTTGGCGCAAGTGCATGTAAAAATACTGCCCATGCTGCTTTCTCTAAACGCCAACTAATGCTACATGCATGTTTAAAGTGTTGCCAACGTGTCATTTTTGCTTCGTGTAAGTGTAACTTACATTGCTTACTTAACATCTAATTATTCTTTTCCATATTAGCGGCTGTAAAGCCTGCTCTGTTTACTAGTTTGACATCCTTGCCAATTACATAACCTTCGCCACCTTTTTGTCCGGCTGTTGTTGCTTCAATATCAGCTGGATTGGCATCCAGTTGTGCAATAATGCTATCTTTAATAGGTCCTATACTGCGTATAAATGCAAATACGGCGTCTAAACCTTTTTGGTGCTGTTTTAAGTATTCTACAAGTCTACCTTGTTTTGCTTTACTTACTTTAGAACCATCTGCTGTTAGCCAATTGACAAAATGTTTGCTACCAATACTATTTACCGATCTAGTTTTTGCTAGGTTATTCATATACATATATAAAATGTCTGGAAAGTTTTTCATTTTAAGATCTGCTGGTGGAGCCAATACTGCATCAATATCATTTCCTGCTTGTGTAATGAAACTTTCAAGTTCACCTAACTTAGGACTATCAATATCTGGAACATCTGTAATAGAAACAGGAGGCATTGCTAACAATGGTCCTTCTTGGAATCTAGTAGTATCTACTTTGTTTTTATTTCCTTCTAAATCAATATGTGCATGTAATACAACACCAACGCTACTGTTAGCAATTTTCTTGCCAATATCACTTGCTGGGTCAACTGTATACTTTGTTGTATTTGGCATAAATGACAATCTACCTTCTTGCTCGCTTGGAGTATCAAACCAAAGTAAGTCACCATGAACATAACCTCTGAAATCGTTTGGTGTTGCTTGTTCAAATGCAGGCCAAACTTTTTTCATTTGTCCAATAAAGTCTCCATACCCTTGTGGGTTTTTAGCATAACCTGGGCGGTTCTTTAACATGGCTTCCATTTCGTCTGGTGATTTTACTCTGCCATTATAACCTTTAGCACCAAATCCACTTTTGTCTGTAAGAACAAATTCACCATTCTCATTGCGACCAAAGATAACGGCTGGTGAGCCATCCCATTTGATAGTTGTATCACTTGGGTTGCTTTCTAAACTGTGTAATGATGCTATTGCTTTTTGGGCACCTGCTTTGCCGTCCCAAATAATTAAATCTTCTAAGTGTTGGATTCTAGCACCACTGGCTTTCTCCATTATAATCTGATTAATTTTCATTTGGCGTATCCTCTAATTCTGATGGTATACCCATTGATTGAATTTGTCCATTATCTTTAAATGCATCTACTACTTTAGCATAAACATCGCTAGGATAGTTTTTCTTAATAGTTGCTAGTAATGTTTCAAAGCTATATAAATCTTCTTTACTGTCTAACCCAAGTGCTTTTGCAATTTCATCTGCATTTTTAATTGGGCCTTTTAATACTGTATCAATTTTTGCTTTTGTATAACCTTCGCCGTTTGCTTTTGGCTTAGGTTTACGTGAGATCCAATTTAGTCCATCCGATGGACTCCAAATCCAACGTTGTTGTTCTACTGGACGACCGTCTTCGATTGTTTCGCTACTTGATTTGGCTTGATATATTGCAGCCATTGTTGCTAACATAATATTACGGAAAGTGCCTTTATATTGGCTTGATTTGCCGCCTTCTTTATCAAATCCTTTTTCATGTGGACTGTGGTAGTATGTTTTCATCCAATCTGGATCGCCTGGCATAAAGTCAATTTGAACTTTACCTGTTCTGTTTAATCCTGGCTTAGTATTTGCTGCATCATATCCAACAATATCAACTGATGTCATAAAAACACTTGATTTTTTAACATCTTGTATTAACGGTGATGCTTCTAATTTTGCTGCAAAGTCTTTTAGTTGCTCTGGCTTTATATTAATAGCAACATCAATGTCGCCACTAAATTCTTTTTTACCAACACTACCTAATACATTTGCTTTTAATGAAACACCCAATGACTTTTCTAATGCATCAATAGTAGCATCAATTTCAGTATGATGAATTGAACCAACTCCAGGCATTGCACCGCCTTCGTGTAGCTTTTTTACATTAACTTTATATAAATTGTCAGGCTGAACCTTTCGGTGCTTTCTGTTATTGCGGTCTTTACGCTTAACTGTGCCTACAATATCTTGGATTTTCATTTTTTATTCCTTAGATTTTTAATACCTCTATTAAAACGTTCAGGATCTCTGTTTTTAATACTAAGCATTATACGTTTTTGGATATCTTGAGCATCTTGTTCACTGTAGTTTGCATCCACCATTTCTAATACATTCATAATCGCACTAATGGCATTGGTGCCGCGTGATTCTAATATATTAATTCTATCTTTAGTGGGAGATAGATTATTAATTTCTTCTAATAAACTACGTGTTCTCTTTTTCATCAGCTCAAGCTCCAACTGTTATTACTTGTATTTATCTATTTTATAGTTATTTGTTGACTTTTTTCAACATACTGCGTAACCTGTCATTAGCGGCAGTATCTTCAATAATGCTTTCTTCTGCAATAGTTTTTTCTTGATGTGTTACGTTTGTATTTCTTTTTATTTTATCTAGCATTGCACTAGGTTGATGCATTGTTGTTCCTTCTTCATCTTCTGGCAAATCTGTTATACGTAAACCTGCAATATCAAATGCTAAGTCTACTTTTTGTCCAACTCCGGCACTACTACGTGTTTTCATAAATTGAATTTGATAGCGTCCACGTTCACGCATTGCTGTGCTTGTAAAAATACCAATTACGTTGTCAGCTGTTTGAATTTTACTAATACCACCAGCAATATGAGAGTGGTCAAACTCTACTTCTTCTACTGCCGCTCTGTTTAACTGAGATGCTGTTGCAAATAGTAGATCTTTTTCTACTGCAAAGTTACGTAACTCTTCAGATACAAATTTATCTTTAATAAACAAGTCACTTGGTGGCACTTTACGTTGTGCTGGCATCATTAAGTCTAAATAATCAAGTAATACTGCATCTAATTTAACATTATTCTTTACTTCAAACTCTTTCATGTAACTATTCAAATCATTTATTGTAACACCATTTGGCATTTGCACAATTTGTAGGTTACCTGCTTTTTTACTGATTGCTCCAACCTTTAATCCAACATCTTCTACATTTTTAAATACTTCTTTTGTGTTATATCCTGTTAGCATACTGTCTAATCGCATACTACATAGTTCTTCACTAAGTTCCAAACTAATATACAATACATTATGTCCATCTAATGCCCAATTTAATGCTAAGTTCTGCAAGAATAAACTTTTACCACCACCAGATGGTGCAGCAAATATGTTTAATTCGCCTCTATTAAATCCGCCATACAGTTTTTTATCAATTTCAGTCCAACCTGTGCTTGTTCCACCACGTGCATTGCGAACTTTTTCAATACGCTCTACTGGATTTGCCCAATAATCTGTTCCCATGTGTTTAGCAAGTCCAATACCTACTGCATCTTTAATCATTTTTTCAACTGCACCAAACTCACCTTGTTCAAGTAAATCAGTTGAACCCAATATAGCACTTTCTAATGCTTTATGTTTACAAAATGTTTCAAATTCATCAATAAACCATTCGTGATGTCTAGGATCTATGTCTTTTAAACTCTGTAGTTCTAATCCAGTTGTTGCTAGAATCTGTTCATGTGTCGGAAGTGCTCCATATTCATTTGCATGGTCTTGAATGAACTCTACTGTCTTACGTAATTCTCTAGAAAAGAACTCTGCGTTACAAATACCATTTACACGAACAAATAAATCTTGATCATGTGCTAAAAATTCTACAAATAATTTCTGTAACTCTGCTGTGTATTCTTTTTGTTCACTCATTTACAATATTTCCTTCCAATAACCTGTATTTTTGTTGGATTACTTATAGCACTGTCTAATATACTACGCACTGTAAATAATCTACCATATTTCATCAAAGCATCACCGGCATCATTGCAATCTTCCCATTCAGGAAATGCAACACTCCAGCCATACTTAATTGCTGCATCTACCATTTTCATTCCTGCCTCGTCGGCATCTGGTAATACAACAATGTGTTTATTTAAGCTCAAAATAACGTCTGCTTGTTCATCGCTAATAGTGTTAGTTCCAGCACTGATTCCATCTGTTATTATAGCATCTAATGGGCCTTCTGTCAATATAACAATTTCTTTATCAGCATGTTGTCTATCTAGTCCATATACAAAGTTTTTAGCTGGTTGCTGATTAAAATACTTAGGCATTTTATCAGGTGGATTACCTATCCATCTTGCTGTATATCCAACTACATTACCTTTGTAATAAAACGGAACTACAAAACGCTTAAACATTCTAGCAGGCAATTTAGCAGGACTATACATAAGTCTAGGATCTGTTATATCAAATCCTCTGTCTGTTAAGTATGTTACTGCTTCTGTCCAATCAGGTGTTGGTGTATGTTCCATAAAAGGTTTTGCATTTTCAGGCAATTCAACAGTAGGCCAGTCAATAGTAAGTTTTTGTCTACGCTCTTGCACTATTAATGTTTGTGCAATATCTTGTTCACGTAATAATTCTAATTGTAACCGTTGCACTTGTGTAGGATCAGCACCAAATTGCACTAATAATCTTTTTAGACGTTCGTTAATTTTATTGCCTGGGCTCCAACCTGTCTTATAATGACAGTTAAAGCAATGATACTGAAACTTATCGTCATCAAAGTGAAATCCACCACGTCCACGGGTGTCTGGCCTAGCTTGTCCATTTGTTATACACATAGGACAATTGCCAGAATGCCAGCCACTAGGACTAGGTTTCCAATTAACCGGAACCAGATTTCTAACGTAGTCGATCATTAAGCTCATGTGTATATACTACACTCTTATGATGACTTTGTCAAGTGTTCCTTGCGTTTGTGTGAATTTTGCTCTAATATATTTTATATTAGTTCTGAATGTCCATGGATCAATGCCAGTTTGGTTGATATATGGATAATGTTCTTCTGTGTAGGTTCCTAATATAATATTAAACCAGTCACTTTCTGTAGGGTTTTCTTCTAATGCACCTTGTATATAAAAGTCACCTGTATAGTTAGTGGCATATATTGCCAATGTTACCATTCCATTAACTTTG